CAGTATTGTCAGATCCAAGACGAAAACTTTCCTCTTGCTATAACGCGCTTTACTTCGTTTGACATAGACGACAAGCCGCTGAGCGTTGAACAAGTCACTTACGAATCAAACATGGATTACATGGAGCGACAAATTATCAACGCATTGCGCTGCAATGTTGAGGTGAGCATCCTTACGGCAACTCCAATTCATGAATTTAAAAGGCTCTATCACATTTTTAAAAGTGACAAATGAGCATACAAATCTTTCGGCACAATGATGAATGGATTGTGCTAACCGAGTCTTACGCGCTAACGTTCCACCAAACGCTTGCTGGGGCGATGAAGCATGCCGCAACCGAAGTCGGGGCGTCAGATCGTCATGGAACGCCTAAACAAAGCAATACAGCTTTCAACGACTGGTGATCTGCAAAGAGCTGCAATGTTCCTAGAAGGAGCAAGACAGGTCAGACAAGGCTCTCGTCGTCAACGCACCAATGCGCGCTCTTCTCAAGCAACTGCGTGGAAGAAAAAGGTTGACGACTCGATAACATGGTAGCATTCGTTTAGTATTTTAGAGCCGATGGCGACGAAGCACGGCAACCGGGTATATATCCAAGTCCTACTTGAGCCTTTTCGCGGTGAACTCTTCATGCAAGAGGCCGACTCTCAAGGCATCAAACCGTCAGCGCTCATCCGCCAACTGGTCTACGACTATCTCGCAGAAAACACTAAAGAAGAAACCTATTGCGAAGCTCTAGTCAACGACAAGCAAAAATGGCAAGACGCTGTAGACGCTAGGCTTGAGGGCAGAGCTAGAAACCGCCGTTCCAAAATTGATCAGTCAGACGCAACTATCGACGCATCTAGCTCGCCTATATGACCTACTGCTTGCTTAAGCAGTTTGGCCTGATGCCAGTTAGTTCGCACCAGTGACACGCATAACGCCTTAAGCGCACTCTCGTCAGAACAACCCTGAACGTCTCGAACGTTACGTTCCAATTCCAACTCCTCTTCAAGGCTTTGGTTGACGACCATCCAGTCTGTCCAGCCCATAGCCTCGAAAGCATTTCTCAATTCATGCCACGGACGGCATGACTGTCAAGTGGTTGTTGTAATGACCTGTTTCCGCATAGCTGCGCATTGGAGCGTTAGACATCGCGTGAAACACCATCTGACCAATCTTCAGGCCGGGATACAACGGCAACGCATGATGCAGCCTTTCATTCTTTAGTTCGAGCGTCAGCTTGCTTCCGTGCCACCCTGGGTCGCACCAACCAGCAAGCAGGTGATTAAGACCAGATCGTGCGCGGCTTGACTTGAGTACAAATTGACAGCTGATGTCGTCGGGCAGGTTAAACAGCTCAAGTGTCTCAGCCAAGCAAAACTCGCCGGACTGAAGCATGAACGGCTCATCCTCTGTCCTGCCTGAGATGTCGATACGAATCAACTCAGGGCTGTAGATGCTTTCGATCATCAGATGATCCCCCAAGCGCAAATCCAAACTTGCTGGGTTCAACAGCTCTGCATTAAATGGAACGACCATCTGGCCTTTCTCGCACCTAGCCCGGATCTCCCAATCACACAGAACTGCCATCCCTAGGACGCAAAACGCAATCCTAATGCTTTTCTCGCTGCCGACCCGATTTGAAATTTACATGAAACCCTTTTTCTTTAACCATTCTCCAGTCAAAGGCGTTGGAGTGTAGTGTTCCCACATTCTCTTGGGACCGCCGCAAACTTTCAAAGCCTCGACAGTTTTATTCTCAACATACATTGCCCACATAGCTTCAGCTTCAAAGGGCAAAACATTTTCTGGATAGGTGCGTTCTGCGCCGCGTCGAATCCAGTCGGGCACTGCTTTTTCTGGGTGGATCAAAGCAGTAAAAGTATTTGCCAGCGTGCCTGCCATGCAGTCCTGAGCAGCATGCCAACCTTCATGCCTGATGACTTGAATCAACTTTGTTGGCTGATCAATGTAAAACTCATTTAGAAACATACTGTTGCCACGCACGTCATATACGCCACGCATACGAAATGCAAAGTATTTTTCATCCGCCAGATACACGGCAGCCCCAACCTTGTCCAAGGCTTGGATAATCCCATTCAATTCTGCTGCGGCAATTTTGTATTCAGGGCCAAGATCCTCCCAGCTTCTGATCTGTCTTATGCCTTCAGTACACTCTTTGAGCATCATGCAGCCAACTGAATCGAAGCTGCGCCAAGCTTTAACTTTGTCTTGTGCGAAGACTGGCGTGACAAGTGCGGCTGAAGCAAGGATCGAAGCAAAAAGCCTTTTCATGACTTACTCATTAACAAGGATCACCCAACCTGTTCTAGGCCCATCAGCCTGCCAACGCTGATAAAACGCAGCCTGCCTCACTCGGACGTTACGTCCCAAATGCGGATTGCTATGGCCACCCTTCTCCATCTCGGGATAGCCACGAGGGTCTTGAACGATCCATTCCGGGTCGTTGCTGTTCTTCCCTGCGAACCCGCTAATAATCAGCCAGTGTCCGCAACCCAAGCCGCTGCACATTGGTGGTTCTCCACGAAGCATGTTTCCGTTATGGAGATAACCGGCTAAAACCGGGCGGCCATTTTCAATCTCCAGTTCCACCATGTCAGCGTCACCATCCTTTCGGAACTCAGCTTCCAATCCGAGACTGCGCAATGCTGCCAGCTGAGCATCTACTGAGGTGGTGTCTCCGAACTTGGCGCGAATCTCGTTGTATTCATCATCTGTGCGAACCTTCTTGTAATAGGCCGCCACCATGGCTGCTGCTGAACTGAAGCATTCGCGGTAGCCCGTTCCAGTTTTGTTGTCGAGCTGTCTGAAGTAAGGCATGAAGACCTGCTGGTCATATCCACTCTCCTTCCACGCCTGAAACCAATCAGCTTCGTGCTCCTCCAGTAGTTCCGGCGGCATTGACTCCTCAAGTTGTTTAATTGCAGCCAGCTGGTGGGGCGTGCCACGGAAAAACTGGAAAAACGGTAGTAGGGCAAGACCCATGGCCAGCAGCAGCAAGGTCAACTGGATAATGCCGGACACTACCTATTTTTCAACTCTTGTGTCAGGCAATAGAAGATCTTTCAGGTGCTTCACCGCAAGATCATCCAAATCGTTATCAGTACGAGTAACGATCTTTTCCAGCATCGCCACAATCAGCTCTTTGAACGCCCGTGATTTCCAAGCAGTCATCAAAATCGGCTTGAGGATTAGAAGCATTTGCCTGATTTCGTTACCCTGTAACAGTAGCTCTGTTCTGCTATGGCTTCCAATTCCGAAGATCAGCACGAAAAGGAAGGCGTCAGCGTAGCTGATGTCGTCAAATGCGCTGTCCTGGTCTGGAGTGCCACACTCCTTACCGTGTCCTATCTGGGCTTCTTCCCTCAGATGAAAATGGACAATACGTTCGTGGCATCACTGCTGACCGGCGCAATGGCTTCGTTTGGCATCGAGCGCAAGAGCAATGGAAGCGGCAATAAGAAACCGACTATCGTGGAAAACAAGGACACCAAAGCTGGCATCAAATGAAGCGCACACTTTTGGTATTGGGCATCACACTTGCTGCCGCTTCGCCTGCTCATGCTGATCTGACCCACAAGATCATGTCATCAATCTCTCTGCAGGTTGGTGGCGCGGTAACAACCGCAGACAGGATTGGCAGTTCGTTCAGCATCTCAGGCTCAGGTGTTGATACAACTGACGGCCATACTGCCAACACTGTTTCAGCTGGAACAATCACTAGCGGTGTTTACGCTCCAGGGACGATTGCAGCCACTCAAGACACACCCGGTGAAGCGTTTTCCTTTAGCCAGAGCTACACGCAAGGCGATGCCGTTCCAACATCAGCCGTGACGACTGGTGCAGCCGCAAACTTTGGCAGCATCACTTCAACTGCTGCAGGCACTGCAGGTAGCTTGGCAGGCACCATTGCTTCAGATGGAGCAATGACCATTACTGCTGGTGGAGCCAACACCTTGGCAATTGGACAGCTGACCTCAGAACTCACCATCAAGTAAATGTGGACAGCCCTTTATATAGCTTGGGGCGTTCTGTGCGTGGTTGCGCTTGCCGCTCCAGAAGCTAAGTCGATCCCAGTCGTTCCTAACTTCCAGCAGGGCACACTCAAATCCACCACGACCACAAAGACAAAGGTCAACGAGGTTATCAACTCATATCGCTATAGAACGGGTTATGAGTACACAGCCTCTGGCACTAACGTCGCACCAGATGGGCCAATCGCTCCAATGAGTTTGGTCACAACGACCAATAGCCTCAATGGTGTTTCTAGTGTTTGGCGCGGTCTCGATCCTGCATCAAAGCCATCGTGGAGCATCGTCAATAAAGCCGCTTCTTTCTCGTTTGCCGAGACGCTTCAAGGGCCAGGGCTAACAGAACACACGATCATTAGTCGCGAGACTGACGTTGAATCAATTACAGAGACGCTGAGCACCTTCACCCAATGAAGCGAGTCATAGCAACGCTCTTGCTGCTCACCGCTCCAGCGCAAGCACAGGTTTCAAGCACTGCCGCGCCAGTTGCTAATAGTTCCGGAAGTGTGACGAATCAGGCTGTTCAAGTCGTCCCAAGTCGCCAGTTTCAAAACACATATGGTGGAGGGATTAGTTGCCAAGGCGCAACGCTAAACATCAATCCGTTTATTAGCTCTACAACTAGCTGGGCTGATCCGTATGAGTCGTACTACAACGATCCGGTTTATGACACTCTCGATCTCGTTGGCGCGTTTGATTCGGAGGGTAATCCCGTCCCAGATGGCAGGCCCGATAATCCGGGCAATGTCCTTTTCTATAAACCTGTTCGTACAGGCCAGAAAAACAACTTCTCCATCAACGGCGGAATCACTGCCACCTTTTCAATACCGCTGGACAGGCATCACGTCAGGACTTGTCGCAAAGCCGCAGAGAAGCAAGTGGCATTGCTAGATGCCAAGCTCGCCAACGAACGTATGGTCTACGAAATCAAGCGTCTCAAGAACTGCGCTGATCTCATCAGAGATGGAGTCAGCTTTCACCCTGACTCACCTTTCTCAGCAATTTGTGCTGATGTTGTTGTCAGCAACGCGCCCCCAGCAATTCCGCCCCACACTCACAAGATTATTTACGCAAAGCCCTCTGGCTCTTCTGGCGCTGCGAAACAGACTCAACAACCACCTTCTTCCCCAGCTTCGCCTTGATCTTCTTAATCGTCTTTTTGACGATAGGTTTGACCGCTTTGAGCAAGATGTCCCCTAACGGTTTGACGAAGATGGCAACCGTCGTGGCAATTGCCACAGTCGTGGCCGTAGTGGCTACAGCAGGCGCACCAGGAAGATAATTACTGATGATCGTTGGTACGTCCAGCTGCTCATAGATCGCCACGCACTTGCCTTCATCATTTCTCTTGTAACCAATGATGACGGCAGTTTGCGCTTTGTTCTTGGCACCTAAAGGAATTGCGTCAGGTGGAGGACATGGCAATTCCGTGGCTACGTTTGGAATGTCGGGAACGGCACCCGGCGGGGAAGAGACACTGTCCGGTTGGTTTGATGCACCAGCCGGCTTTTCTATGTCAACATCAATTGGTGGTGGCTTTGCTGATCCATACGTCAAAGTGCCGGGCGTGAAATTAAGCGGCTTATACGAAGGCATCTCCGCACCACAGATAACCAAGTTGCCACGCGGATCATCGGTGTAGACCTGCTCATCTCCAGCTGCCGAACTTCGAGTCTCCACGCAGCCCGGAATATCCGCCACTGGAAATCCAAGCTGCAACGTAATGGGTGGTTCATTTGGAATACTCTGTGGGGGCAGTGAACGCCATTCGAGAATCTCTGGAATGGAGATGCGTTGAACCCCAATTTCAGGAATCTCAGGCATGAAGTCAGCAGAACGGTTTACAGCTGGTCAACTTTGGATAGAAAGAAACCGTAGGCGAGAAGGGCCGCCTATTGTTTACACCGTTCTGTGCGGCAAAACAGCAAGACCATTTACCGATCCAAAAGCAATCCTCAAATGGGTGAAATGGCCAAAAGGTACGCCAACTGGTGATGCTTTACGCGAATGGTTTGCCTCGTTTGAGCAGAAACCTCAGACTCCCGCGCCAGAACTTGATATGGCAAAAATCAAGGCTGAAGGCTTCGGACCTGAAGCTCATGACGACGATCCAACCGCCAACACTAAAATGGTGACTTGATTGGTAAGCCAGTCTCTGTCGGCAGTTCTGGCAAAGCCTCATCAATCTTGCCAGGCACCATGTTGGTGACGATCTTCGTCATCTCTAGTGTCAGCTCACTCATGTAGTGCTTTGTGAGCGATGGGATGCGGCTGTAGAGCAACGCCGATCCAACAACCATGCCAGCACTCATGGTGAATGCTGCCACTGACATCACGTTGAAAAGCTTTTGCATGGCAAGAAAAAACCCCTCCTGCTGTGTGAGACCAGGAGGGGTAGAAGCGTCTCTGCGACTTTAGCTTAATCAAAAGCTGTACTTCATGCCAAGTTTAGTCGCAACAGAAAGCTCGTCGCCAGTCATGGCGCTAACTTCTCCATATACCGAAGCCTTGTCGCTGACAGCCACGGAGCCCCCAAGCTTGCCAGCAAGTTCAACTTCGCTTTCCACACCATCAGGCATAAGAATTGCAGGTCCGCCCTGGATGAAGAAGCTGTAAGGGCCGTCAGACACCTCATAGCCAACATCCAAGTTCAGCGTTCCACCAAGGTAGTCATCGCCATAAATGCCGCCATTGAACTCAGGGTTCACATAGACGTCTGCGAGAGCAGGAGATGCCAGCGCAGCTGCTGAAACGGCGACACCACTCGCAATCAAAGTTTTGATCATGAGAAAAAGGATTAACGTTTTCCTTGTCCACGATACTTCTTTCGTCCATGGGACGGTTTTGAATGTGATCCATCCCCTTGCCTAGTCTTTTTTGGTTTGCTAGGAACAAAATTTTGCCCGTTAAGTGATTTCGCCATCAGCCCGCAAACTGCTGGTACTTCTGCGCAAGACCAGTAAACAAGCCGTGCATTGGATGGTCACGCTTATCGCGACCGTCATACGCATACAGCTTGTTGATCCATGCTTGGCGATTATTCATCGCTTCTACGTCCTCCGCTCCAGGCTTAGACGCGATCATCGGGTCAGGTCTCTGCATTGTCAGGATCAGAAGTCCACACGTTATAGCTGCTGCCCTCGATGTATTCCTGCAATGCTTGCACTCTGCCAAAGTCCGCATGAGGTGACGTGTCACCAACGCTTGCGGTCTCCTCAATCTTGGCCACCATCGCAGCGCACTCAGTCCTGATTGTGGAACGCCAAGTGCTCCAAGGCGAAGCTGTGTAAGCAGTCTTGGCTGCAGAAAAGCTGCTGTTCTCCTCTTGCAGCTTGGGCCACAGATAATCAGACGGCTGCAACAGCTTGTAAGCCGTGTCCTTGGTCTGAGCGATCCAGTTGGATTTTAGGTTGGTGTAGGTCTTGGGGATCAGGTTGCCGTCAGAGTCGTAGCCCCAATACCATTTCTGATTCCACGTCGGATCAGCGTTGACCCAAGTAATGCCAAGCTCTGCACGATCCTGTTCCGTGCTTAGTCGCAACCAGTTGGCAGGATATTGAACGCCATCATGCTCCCAAGGAACATCAAGCTGCAGCGTGCGGTCGCCAAGTTGATAAGGCATGGGTCTGGGGCGATAAAACGATGTTACCGCGCACGGGCGGTTTTGAAGGGATGCTCAGCAAATGCGGCGTAGATATATGTGTCGCCACTTCGATTGTGCAACTGTCTGGTGTCACCCAACTGAAAACCATTGCTTAGTGCAAACACAGGTTGCGCAAAACTACCCTCTGCATCATTGGTGTTGGGAGCTAGATACGCATTAAAATCACTGCGCAAATCATCGTAAATAACCCAATTTTCTGCACGCGAGGTATTACGTAGCAGGACAAATTTAGGACGCATTCCGGTATACACGAATGTACCGTCAGCACTTGAATTGCCTTGATAGCTGCCAAAGGCACTGTATTGATTGACAGGTGCCCAGCAATATGCAATGTAATCTTTATTGCCGTCATTAACAGCGTTATCTTGGCCTAGACTAAAAACCGAAGATGTTGGCTCAGTATTGTTAAAGGCACCAGATCCTGTCGTTTCAGCATTACTTGTATCTAGGCGCAAATACTTGGTTCCCCCACTCGTTGAGTGATAAACGTACCAAGTAAACGCATCGTCTCTGTTTTTGATTAGAATCCATCCGGGTTTTGCGGACAATCCATGCCCTACGGTATCTCCCGCATTGTTATCACCGTTATAGCTAACAATCGAGAAACCAGCAGACGGATTAGCGCGGACGCTAGAAGTGATACTGCCGTCAGTGTTGCTGACCGTTGACGTTCCAGCATCCCAAGTCCATGCCGCGTACGTGTTTGAGCTTTGATTTACATGCGAATCTGTACCTAACGTAAAACCTGTGGAGCCAAAAGTGACACCGCTGGTCGAAGCTTCTGCATAGTTTTGGCTGGGATAAAGTGCCTTATTGTCGCCACGGACAGTGTCGTGAATCATGTGATCTCTACTTCCTGAGCGCTGTTTCATCCATGCCAGATCAGGGCTGAAATTCAAACTTCCAACTGTTTGAGAAGAGCCTGTGCCGCTATATAAAACCACATCAAACGCCGTCGAACCATCGGCAATCGTTGGGTCGGCAAGATTCTGCGTGCAGAGACTTACATAGCCAGTTGGTGGCGTGTACGCAAATGGCCTAGAGCCATAATTTACTTCTGCGGTAGTGCTTGAATGATAAACACTCACGCCAAAAAAGTAGGTGCCACTCGGTAAACTGCTTGTTGCTGTTCCTTGACTTGTGTTGTTTTTGTAAAACGTTAGCGTTCCATTGTCTAAATCAGCAGCTACGCCGATTATGTCATTTGTAGCGTACCCAGAGCCTCCATAAGACGAGTTTGAATCGTTCTGATAAAACCCTCCCTCTTCTTTCCAACCGAAACCATTGCTGCCGTTGATTTGACCAATGTATCTGCTTGGTTCGCCCTTCTGGTCAATGCCAATAAACATTCCTTCATTGGCATTTGCAGTAGGCTTGACCTCAAAATACCATTTGCCAGACGAGGCTCCAATCGTTGAAAAAGCAGACCTATAAGCATTGTTAGTCTTGGCTATCTGTAAATTTCCATTTGACAAAGTAATGTCGGAATGCAAGTTAATTGGGTTTAGCGTGGCGTAGTTCCCGCCATTGTTGCCAGAAGCTGCCGTGTAATTTGTCGGCGTGTCGATCAGGCTGTCGATATTAGGTGCAGCGGTATCAGCAACGCCAGCATCAACTAAGAGTACGCCGTCAACCTCTACACCACCCAGGTAGGGACCGACTAAGCTCGAATTGGTAAGTTGGATGCTAGTTAACTGTCCACCAAGCGTGGCAGCAGTTAAGGTGACAGGAACATTGTAATTATTTGTTCCGGTAATGTAACTGCCATTAACGCGAGTGCCATACGAACTTCCGTTTGTTGGGTTGTAAACATACAGAGTAACTGAAGTATTAACTGTAATAGCACTTGATGGCGTCCAAGTCATCGTTGCATCGGAAGCACCAAAAGTCACATCAGAGCTTGTTGTGATAACACCGTCAAAGGCGTTACCCCATACATAATTAGAATTGTATGCAGTACCAGAACCTAAAGAACTCCAGGTTTGGCTTTGATCCCAAGCAGAGCCAGCGGCCTGAAGGTTATTAACCGTCCAAGCTGTTGTTACTACAACCGTTCCATCAACTTCAATGGCAGAAGCTCGGACGATATTGGCATTAGATGTATTTTCAAATTTAATGCTTGTGATTGAGCCTGTATGGCTTAATGTCACCCAAGCATTTGCACTGCTTTGACCGCCAGTAGCCTTTGAAACGCCATTGACATATATCGTTGAGTAGTAACCGACGTAAACACGTAAAGAAGAGGAAGCTGAATATGAGCCGTTAGGCGTCCAAACTAAATCAGAGTTAGTAGAAGAACTATCGTACCCTCCATACACAATTGTGCTAGTAGATCCATCAAAAAGATTTTTTGCAGGGTAACTACTTACTGAATAAAAATTAGTCGCTTGAGTCGTGGTTAAAGCACCAACGGTAGGTGTGTAATCATCAGCAACGGCACTATTTTTTCCAAGCGCAGCGTTGCTGCTGTTGTCAGCGAACTTTAGGTAAAAACTGTTGTCTGTAACAGTTACGTCTGAATCAACCAAAAGTTTTCCATCAACAACAATGCCTGCCAACGCAGTCCAATCTGATCCGCTTGAATTAACAGTGATTGCGGTAATCGACGCCCCAAAAGTTGTGTAAGGGTTGCTTACAACTGTTGAAGCGATATTTGTATTATCGACTGGTGTAACCGCTACTGAGCCATTGCTACACGTAACAGTGATGTTTCCTGAAGAGCCAGTATTGTGCCAAGTGTAAAGCTCAACAGTGCTAGAAGCAGTAAGAGTAATAGCAGCAGGAAGCGTCAAAGTTGCCGATCCAGGGTAATAGCCCCACAGCTTTCCTGTGCCAAAACTATCGCCAGGAATACCTACATTATTAAACGCTTTAGCTACTTCATAGCCACTGCCTGGTGTCGTTCCGCTGTATGTACCACTGCTCCAATCTTGACTTTGATCAACTAAAGGACCATACGTTCCAGCGAACTCCTTGGGCTGCCAGACCGAGTTTGAATCAAACTCACCGAAGTCAGTCGGCGCAAGTGCTTGACCGTCAACAAAATTTATCTCAGCTAAATAGCCGTCGAAAGGATCAGGCCCAAAGTCAGCAGAATACTTTCCAATCGCATGAGGCGCGGCTGCGTTAATACCGCCTTCGTAATTTTGTGTCGGGTAAGTTGCTGATGAAAAACTTGTAACTTGTGCGCCGTTTATGTATAACTTAACCCTGTCAGATGCTGTGCTTTGAGTTGTATCAACTGCCCAAACGATGTGTTGCCATGCACTGCAATCACGAAAAACCGCGTCAGTCGCAAGTTTCCATTGCATAGCGTTTGAACTGTAAGTTTCAAGTTCAATCGTATTATCTGCCATAAAATTTATATATGTATGATGCGTTGAAGTTGCGTTGCTGCCTCCGCTAAATATGTTTTGCCGCGTACCTAAATTGCCACGTTTTACCCAACCGCTCCAGGTGAAAGTGCGACGGTTGCCAGCAGACGACGGGGTGCGATTCAAATAGGCCGAATCATCGTCATTAAACCGCAAGCTGCGGTCAATCTGGTAGCCAGCAACAGCTCCAGCCGCCGCTCCAATGAACAACGGGCTTGCAGCTCCAGGGATACTCATGAGACGTTCAGCAGCGAAGTAACCGTAATACGGCTGGAACTTTCCACATAGTAGGCAAGAACATCAACTGCACTAGCTGTTGTCGTTAATGTCGGTGCCGTCCCACCAGCAAACTTGTACGCAGAGTTATATGCAAGCGTCCTAGAACCTGTGCCGTCCTGCGTCACCACAATCACACCAGATTGACCAGCGGTCACGTTGCTTGGAGCGCCTAACGTCCGGTTGCCTGCAAGGGTCAAAGTAAAGTTGTTTCCCAGCGACAGATCCACCGCCACAGTCGAAGCATCGGTCAAAGCAACAGGCGTTCCACGCTGTGCCTTTGTGTAGCTCTGAGCAACAGCAAGACCAGCAAGGGTCGTCGTTGCATCAGGCAGCGTGACCGTTACATCAGCAGTCGGATTGCAGGTTAGGGTCAGCTCGTGATCGTCAGCTGACGTGCCTTCCATCACAATGTTGGCGTTAAACGTCGCAACACCCGCGAAGGTTGAAGTGCTGTCAAACGTCGCAACGCCTGTCACGTCTAGCGTCCCAGGGACATCGACATTGCTTGTAAATTCAACACCTGATCCTGCAGCGTCTGTTTGCAGCAGTTGACGTGCGGTGCCGTTTGCAAGCTTGCTAACTGCGATTTCTGCAGTTGCGCTGATGTCTGCGTCCGCAATGGTCGCGTTCGCAATCATCGTGCTTGTAACCGTTCCAGTGTCACCAGTGGTTACGACGTTGCCCGTGACATCAGGGAACGTGATTGTGCGATCAGCAGTCGGGTTGGTAACTGTGATCGTGGTCTCGTTTGCATCATCTGCAGAGCCCTCAAACGCCAATACAGCGTTTTGGCCCAACAGCACCGTTCCAGTGAACGTCGGGCTAGCAGCACCAATCTTTTCAGTGTCTAGTTCTTGAATTGCAGATTGAACGTTAGTTGCTGCAACACCGCCAACCGGAACAACTGAAATGTTGGCAGCAGTCTGACCAGCAATAGCGTTGGAAACGTCAATCAGCTGGAACGTTGATCCCGTGCCAAGCGAGATCAACATGTCCGGTGGAGCTAGAGCTTCTGCTGGCGCGTTACCCGAACCAGTGCCGCTCGTGTCTACAACAACGTAATAGTTGAGGTTGCCAGAAGCAGGTGCAGGCAGTGCAGCACCATTTGTAAAGCCAGCGGCAGAGCCTGCAGTCGTGACACTGCTCAGCAGGTTGGTGCTTGCGTCATACGTTCCAGCGTTAATCAGGTTACCGCTGATAACCGTGATCGGCAAAAATGATTGCCCGGTGTAGATATAAAGGTCTTCATTCTTCTCGTCGAAAAAGAATTGACCCTTGAAGTCACCATCGGGAAAGGTGACGATGTTGTCAGTAGCGCCAGCACCACCGAACTTGGTGACTGAAGAATCAGAAAGTTTTGCGGCAGTGACAGCATCCGAAGCAATGCGTTCTGCCGGGATCGTGCCGCTTGTCAGCTTTGCAGCTGAGAGATCGGGTATATCCGAAGCAGCAAGCGTTGCACCAGTTGTGACATGACCTTGTCCATCAATAGTTACCTTTGTAAAGGTGCCAGTCGTTGCAGTATTGCTGTGATTCAGGTTGCCGCTGCTGTCAACAGCTAGCCCCGTTCCAGGGATAACAGCACCCTTTGCGGAACTGGTCGCTGCAGGTAGATCGCTAGCCGTGATGGCACGGCCGCCAGTGATCAAGCCTTTGGCGCTGTATGTAACGACATGGTGTGTTGAGCTGGCCGTTACGTCGTTATCAACCTCAATAGTGTTGGAGTCCATGCGGAGTCCTTCACCGTTGACGATTACACCGCCTTTAGCGCTGCTCGTCGCAACTGGAATATCGCTGCCATCAATCGCCCTATAAGTAGCCGTACCACCAGCGCCAGTCGGCCCAGCAAGAAACTGGTTGGCTGCAGACGTGTCGTTAATGACAGCTGCAATCGTGGCAGCGCCACTGGTTGTTGTGACTGTGATGTCAACAATGCCAACCGTGCTGCCAGCAACGCTGTTAATCGAACTAGGAGCCTTCAGACTCAGCCAAGCAGACCCGTCCCAGCAATACAGGTTGTTGTCATCCGTATCGACAGCAAGCTGACCCGTAAACGCTCCGGAGCCCGGCAGTGTTGTGACCAGATCAACCGTTGATTCGTTGGCAAGCTTTGCAGCCGTAATGCCGTCGTCTGCAACCTTAGCCGTAGTAATTGCAGCGTCAGCGATGTCTGCTGTAGCAATACCGCCTGCAGCAAACAGAATCTTCGCGCCAGGGATCGTATCGTCACTAATTAAGGTGACGCCATTGGCAACTAGATCGCCAACCGTCAGCTTCTTCGTTTCACTAGCGCTGCTGTCGACAACAGCAACTAAGTCGCCAGTGGCTAAGGCGGAACCAGCAAGAGCATTAAGCTCGGTAATTTTTAGGTCAGCCATGGGCGGCTAGCTCCTGGTTAAATGTCCTGCTGTAACAGCAGTTTAGCGCCGCTGTCTTGATCCAAGCGTATTTCACCAGAGTCCTCTTGCAAGAGCGCATCCGGCACTACGGTCTTGATCCTTAGCCTTAGCTCACCTGTTGTTATGAAATCAGCGGTGATTTGCACCGTGCTGTCAGGCGAAAACTGGATAGCGGCTGCCGTGATAATCCCTTCAACGCGCCACCAAACTTCATCATCAGCACGCTCTGTAACGCCGCTTGGATTATATCCGTTCTTTTTAATGTAGAAACGTCCAATAAAATTACTGCCGACCTTTGTGCGATGCGCTAACTCGTATAAATACATCGGCAATTCCTGAGTGCTGTTGCCGGTGTATTCCCAAAAAGCACTAATTCGACCAGAACCAGAAATTAAACTGTTAACTCTAGTTCTATACTCATCAGATAATACTGTTGTATCAACCGTCTCGCGCTCAGTATTGATCTCAAAGCTGCTAACCTGCGCCAAAAGACGCGGCGCAGCAGATTCGACAATTACCTCAATCGGTATTGAATTTCCTGGCGTTGCAAGAGCAACTGCATTCGTCTTGCCGCCACTGACCGCATGGGCAAAACTGTTGTAAAGCCTGATGCCGTCTAGCTCGTCAACGTAAATAAATTTTTTAACGCTTGAATCTGAATAACTATTTATGAAATCAAGAGCGCTACCGTCTGTGCTCGTAATTTCAATTTGATCGCCTGTCACTAGCTGACCGTGCTCAAAATCAAAACTAAAACGCTTTTCGGTAGCATTAACGTCAGCAACGTCAATCGTTGACCGCAACGTGCCACCATTGAAGACACGCCTCAATTCAATTTCACCGTGCGTACCAAGATATACAGTCATGAGATCGTTACAGTAGACAATACACCTGTGCCTTGGAACGCAATCTCAGCACGAACGATGTCGCCAGTTGCCGCTCCAATCGAAGCGCTAGTGATATAAGCAGTCAGCTTGATGTCGTTGTTGTCCGTTCCATCAATCCAACGGAAGGTCAGCTCAACCGTGTCGTTGCTGCTAACGCCTTCATTACCGGTCTTATATAGCTTGTTGAGAATGTTGGTGGTGTTAAATGTGCCATCGTCTTCCTTGTAGTACAACAACGTTGCACTGCCGCTATAGCCGACAACACCAGGAACATAAACACGAATATGCTCGTTTAGCGTTGTCGTCTCAAGCGTTTCTAAGCTTGACGACAGCTGAAAATTAACGACCTTGGCAAGGGTCGTTCCACCGAGCTGTAATGCGCCATCCCTGCCGGTGTAGACCTTTGCCATCAGATCACGCCAATCAGATTCACTGTAACAGTGCTAATCCCAGGCCGCACCTGGACAACCTGCGGTGGACCTTCATATCTGTACTGAGCTTGGCTCCCAGAAGTAGAAGCAGTTGTCGTCGCAGCAGGCGTATTTGCTTGGCCCCCCATCCCAGAGTGAACAGAGCAGTAGTAGTACAGCGTTGGCGCACCAGTTGCCACTTGAATCCTTGTGTATGAACCAGCTTGCCCAGGCGTTCCAAATGTCGTCACCCCAGTCGTGTACTCCGTTCCACTGTTATGAGTGCCGTCGCTAGTCGCAGATAAACGCAGTGGATGGCCCGCGTTTGATGCGTTCTGCTGGCTGAACAAATAGATCGTGCCTTCAGTCAGCGTTAAGGTCTGCGCGTTATCGCTTATACCGTCATCAGCAGTTATACCGCTAAAGCGATAGTAATTGCTGCCACCATCAGCGACCACAGTAACGTTGTAAGTCACAGTAGGAATCTCTGTTTCTGCTGGCTTTAGCGCATCATTGTTTCCGTCCCAACCGCCTAAAGCCTGATTCGGCAAGTTGAACGTTTGGAACGTGCCTTGCACTTCGTCGTAATGGTCTAGAAAAAGCTCAGCGTTTGGATCGCCAATGTTGGCGTAAGACAGGCTGAGCTTGACGTCGGTTCGTTCACTGCCATATAAAATTCGCGTTTCTTGGCCGTTCTGAGCCTTAAAGGTTTTGACCGGATAGCTTCCAGGGTCATAGCTACGGCTAGAAGGTTTGAGAATCGGATAAGCCATTAGGAAGGACGAACCGTGATGACTGAATCGCTTGCAATAAGCTTTGCAAGCTCGCTGACTCCATCATCATCGCAAGGATGCTCTGAAGCAACAATGTCCACAGTCCCTTCCTGAGAGAACGTCAACTGCTCCACAACGTAAACGTTTTGCGAAACGCTTTCATTCCTGACCGTAAAAACAGAGTCATGGAAGGTCGAGTCAGACACGATATTGTTGCTGACCTCCATCAGCGCTTCCTCTATATCCTGTGAATCTGTTTTAAAGAAAGAAACCGGATATTGGCCATCAGGCATGTCTCTGACACTTGTTACCGCTCCAGTGCTGCTGACCGTGCCGTTGTTAGCGCTGGAATAGGGGCTAGAGGTTGTTATCACCTTTATGTAAGACCCCGCACGCAAGCTCAAGCCGTCCACAGTCGTTGAAAAACTGATGGTGTGCGAAACCAACTTGCGAATGCCCAAGAAATACTTGGCGACTTGAATGGCATGGCTTTCTGAAGTGCAGAACTGGGTCAAGTCGAACTGCTCTTGCGGTAGAAGCTCAATGCCGTGCTCCTCAAACTGTCCTGGCAGCTTAACCTCAACAACTTTTTCTTCCGGGAACTTGTTCTTGCTTTCTTTCCTGTAACGCATGACTGCCTTAAAAGGCCTGCGCTCTTCACTTCTCAAGTATTCAAGCTTGTAACTGTCTTCAAGAATGTTCCCAGCGGTAAATAGTTGCTCAATAGGTACTGGACCAATGTTGATCTGCCCGCTTTCTTCTAACACAGGAATTGCAGGCTTTAATGAAAATTTGCCGTCCATCATCACAAAGTTGCACAGGAAGTAAGGCGCTGTGTCCGTAATGTATTGGCGCAAATTAGTCCTATCCCCAAGCACGCCGTTGAAAAAGAGCTTTTGTGCGTGCAGGAAGCGAGAGGTGCTTACAAAATCACTAACTTCTAAAAGAGGTGTATTGCTTTCAGTCATCTTTAACAACGCCCCAGCTCCCCCCATGTCATTGGTCAGGAGATAGAACACTAAGTCGGTAAACAGATTGCTAGGCCCAGAGGCTTTACCGTTCGCGCTAAGACTGCCCAAATTGTAAACAGAAAGATCAGGGTGTAATCGCTTTGTGTGCAGACCGCTGCCGAGCCAGCAACGCATTTGGTCAAGGCTTGTAAAATTACGGCTTGCTTTTAAAGACAAACCGGCAGTAGTCAGATTGTTGTATATGGGCACAAGTGCATTAGGCACGACTTCGTTTACATAAACGATGCTGTGCTCAGGCTCTGATTCATTTGATTTCTGAATAAGCCCCCTGTAGAGGCTCATGTCAGCGTACTGACTTTGTGACTCAAAAAAAGTGTCTCCATCAAAAATAGTTTGAGGATCTGTCCTGCCAATATCACCAATGACGTATCTAAAACCAACCTGCAAATAAGAAGTGATATAAGGGTTGTCGGCTGAAACACTCACGAGATCGTCATAGGTGTCGCCTTCGTTCCAGTTGTCTGTCGTGTCGGAATCCTGGACAACAGGTATAGGAGTCTCAGGATGATTCCATCCTTTGCTTTCACCGCTGAAATGATTAACCTGCTCCTTGACGGTTGCGGTCATCTTGACCTTGATTTTTCTAGGACCATTCGGATAGTTCCGAATAATTGTCTTAGACTCTCCTATGCCTAGATCTGCCGCGTGCCCAAACAATTCATAATAATAGGCTTGCGTTCGACCAACATCAAACGCACGAGTATCATGGTCCAAGACTCTGTATCGTTGACCTGAAAAAGTCATCGTCACTCCACTTGGATGGTTGGGCACAAATGGGTTAGAGCTTGGGTAGTTACTAGAAGTTCCTGATGTTGCACCTGCTCCACGCTTAAATTCAACATCTTCACCCTTTGAATATCCATCTGAACTGCCGACAAGCTCACAGCTCACAAAAGCCCAAGTAAAGTTAATACCATTCTGTCGTGCGTAGTGACCGTCAGGCAGCCTTGTCTTTCGCACAGTCCATTTCACGGCCATCCACTTACGAGCGCTAAATTTTTCTCTGGTCTGCAGGCTTTTAACGCCGCCTTCGTTGACTGGGTCATCATCACAGCTGCCAAAAATTGTATGGAAAAATGCTCCATTTTTTCCTGTAGTAATAGCATCACTATTTGATATGTTGGCTTCTTTTTCGATAGAAATTGCAACCCTAATGCTTCCATCTTGGTCTTGAGGAAGAACAATGTTGCGTTCGACTGACTGGGGAATGCTTCTGCTGCCTTGATCAGTAACTGTTTTTGGCTTGCGGATAAATTCTTTATTTAATCTAATCTGAGATTTAGTTGTTCTCGCCCCAGCAACCGCAATTACAAACCTGCCTAGCCCTGGAACGTCAGAAGAAATGCGCAACAGGTCTTTCTTTTCTTCTGAGACGGAAGCCGAAAGCCTGACAACAGGTGTTTCGTCGCCAAGAGCACGAAGCTCAGAAGCTGGAATGCCAACAAACTTATACTCAAGCTCTGTGGGCGGCAGATCTTGTGGATGGGTAAAACGAATGAAATTGTACTGATCAACAGGCTTGCTTCCTGTAACTACAAAATAAATATCTATCCTTTGAAATCTAAACGCATCACCGTTAGCGTCTAGTCCAGCTTGACGCACAAACACTTGGAAGACAGAAGATCTTTTTATAGTTCCTGTGTACGTTCCAGAGCGTACATTCACTTCTTCATCTTCGAATTCGTCTAATTCGTCTGGAGTAGGAACAGCATTGAACGAGCACAAACCATTAAGGCGCTGGAACACTTTGCTGCGTATTCCAACCTCAGTTACGACAGCAGGCCTGTTGTTTCGCACCAAGCCGGTTGCAACACTTGTAAGAGGGAAGAAAGCGGCACCAACACCTCCATCATCTTTAATAAAATCTTGCGCAGGTTTTACAACACGATCAAAACTGACTAAGCCAACTTTTCTTTGGCGCGACTCGTCAGAATCAACGCATATGAATGTGATTTGCTGGCTCTGATTACCTTCTGGATCATACTGCTCTTTTCTTCTTTTAATAACTTTCCAAAGAGTGTTGCCGATAGCAAACCTTTCTCCAAGCTGCATTGCATCATCAGCAGCAATCTGTTCTGCCTCTACAGTCGAGTTAATGTCATCGACATTCTCGCCGCCCCGGTTATTGCTGCGCTGGTACTTACGTTCCGGAATCTCGCTTGGATCAATATCGAAGAGTAGCTTGTCTCCTGCCCTTACATCTACAACAGCACTTAGCTGCCCAGAAAAATCATCATCAACAGTGATTCGGCTGCCATTTGCTTTGGTTAGCTCAACAAAACCCATGCGCGGGCTGTACTGACGGCCCTCTCCCTCTTGGTCCTGCTTGCGCACCTTTTTAAGCAGGCTTTCTTTGCCTATGTCAATGTTGAGATCCTTGTCACCAACAATTTTCATGCGGCGTAACGTAAGCGCATGAGCCTGACTGTTTTCGGTGCCGTCAATGATAGACACTGTTTCGTAATTCACCCTATAGCCATTGCCATTTGGAATCGCTCCAAACATCCCAAACCGTGTGTTGTTTGCAGGTGAATAGGCATGACAAAAGTCTGTAGTCAGATCAGCAACATTGCTGGGACACAAAAACATATCGTCGTCTCTACCAAAGTTTTGTGTAGGGTTGCCAGTGTCAGGCCCGCCCTGCGTTCCAAATGCAAGATCCTTGCCACGAATACGAGTGCTGCCAGAGGTGGATGTATCGTTCTTCCAATAAAAAGCAAAAAAGTCTTCATGAACAACATCCAAAGCATTGTTGCCAAGAAAAATTCCTTCAAGATCTGGTTTTTCAATGCCATCAGGCGATATACCATCAGCGAAGCCCTGCTCGCCCACCACAAAAACTAATTTTGCAGATTGCTGCGTTCCATGGCTAAACATCCGTGACCACACCAGCTTTGGTGTGACAAGCATTCCGCCAATGTTGCTGGCTTCGTCGTAAAGCCCAAAAATAATTGGAACGGGTGAACCGTAATCTGCTAGCTCATTAAGACTGTCAAAGCCTCGGCTTTGCGTAAAACGGTTGCCAGCGTTTGTGCTGCCAAGGTCCAGCTGTGACCGTTTTGATGCCTCTGGCATCTTGGGCTTGGGTGTTAGCAGGTAAGCAACACCAGTCAGCACAAGGCTAATGGCAAGGTTGATCAGAATAGGAACGTAGACAGACTCAGCCGCTTGAATATCAGGGACATGGGCGTACTCAGCCGGACGCACCACACCCCTGCGTCGCACCTCAGCAGCAAACTTGCAATACTCCTCTTCCGTTATCCCAATCGTCTTAATTAGCTCTCTTTCATACGGAAGCAGTGGTACGTCGTAAACAGACGGGCCGAAGACCACTGAACCTTCTTCGACATTCGATTGACGTACAAGATTCCCCTCTGCCATGTGACTGCAAATGCCCAGGATTGCTGCGGTAGCAGCAGAATATCCCCATCATACTGAGGCCGATCTACACGGGAACCCCAACGCATAAGGTCGCGACAGATCTCCCACTTACTGGCCTCGTACCAAGATTGCTTGAACGGTGGCGCGTCAATACCCATCCGTTCCAATGCCTGATAACACATGTGGATGCAGTCGATATGACCGTCACTGCCGTCAGCGCCGAAGCGATACGGCATTCCAATCAGATCACTGCAGTCGGACACTGTTGCTAATCGGCAAGTTGCCAACCATGCGTTGCGTCAATGAACGCCTAGGCACGTCCGTCCCAACAGCATCCAAAACCGAACTCAGCTCTATGGTCAAAGAGACGTTGTCCCATTGACCGCCAGTCGCTTGGCCGGTATAGGTGTGGATAACAGTCGCACCTGGGCTTGTAATTTTTTGGTCCCCATCAGCGGTTGAATTATCAATAATTAACACCTGTACGAACATCACGTAGCTGCCTTCAATCGCTGCGACAGCCCATGATCGAGTCAAATCATTATTGGGAAAGACAAGCGAAGCATCCATGCCGTCGCCAGTGCGGTTGACGGTGACACCAGAAAATCCGAACGGCACGAACTGAAAATCCGCGTTAGTACCATCAGCTCCCGTATGCCTCATCTCTTTGCCAATAAAAAAGTTTTGAAACCGAAAGTCACGGCTTCCGTTAATCACAATCTGCAAAGCATGTCCTAAAGCAAACTGCGTCACATTCCGACCCTCTTACGAGTGCTGCTGCTCATTTGCAACCGCTTCAATGTCTGCTGCTCACCCTGTTTAGCACCCTGATTGGCAGCTTGCCTCATGCCAGCCTGGAACTGATCAGCTGTCACGTAATCAACGCTGTTAATACGCTCCACCGTGTAACGAACGTCGATTGGTGCGGCAACTGCAGCTCCGCCACCTTCGCTCATAGCTCCACTGCCACCACCGTTTTCAGGAATAACAGCAGAACCGCGAGCACCACGCGAGTAACGCGCCATGCTTTCACGCATCTTCGACTCGGGAATGATGTACTCAGACTCACCACCTTCTCCAACAAGAGCGCGAGTTGGGCCTGAAACGTAACCGCCTTCAGCGTAAGCGTTAAGAGGAATTCGACCGCCACCAACCGCAGAGCCTCCAAGACCAGGAACAACAACATCCGACCCAAACGGATTGCCTTGGCTGCCTGCAGGACTTGGAGAGAATCCAAAAGCAAATGCTTTGGCAATGCCAATCGAGATGTACGTCGCAATCATTTGCTTCGCAGCGTCCATCAACAGAGATGCAATGTCTCGCAAGAAATCAGCAAACGCTTCTTTTGCAGTCTTCGTGCCCTCAACAACTGCAACTAAATTATTGAACAAGGAGTCCGTTACCGGAACGGCAATTGCCATTGCTTCGTTAAAACGTGCTTGCGCTAACGCAGCTTGATCTATAGCTGGTTGATACTCTTTGTATCGAGCAATGTTATTTTCTAGCTCAACCGCTTTGTCTACTAAAGCCAGTCTTGCTTTGTCGTCCAAGTCTGTCCCAAACTCAATGTTTTTATATACATCGTCTAACTCTTTATTCATTATTTTAAGCGTTTCGGCAAACTTTAAATTCTGTTCTGACTCAAGCTTGCGACTGCCGCCAAAGTATGGATCCATCAGGAAATCTTGATTCCCAAAAGGACTGGTTGCACGAATAGCCTGTTGAGCCGCAATTTCTGCAGTCATGTCTGCCATTGAAATTGCCTGATTCTTAGTGGCTCGCTCCAGCTCAAATGCTGCTTGCGCTTGACGCGCCAGAATTATTGCATTTTCTTTTGCCGCCCGAGCTTCGAACAATGCTGCAGCAGCAACGTCCCTTTTGACAATCAATCGAGCCTTTTCTGACTCATTTGTTTCTGCAATTACATTCAAACTAGCCTTGTCAAGTGCAAGCTGGGCTCTGTCAACCTCAACAGCAGCTTGAACGACCTGAAGCTCTCCTCTAATTAAATTTAATCTGTTTGCTTCTATTTGAGCTTCTATCTGAGCAAGGCCTACGGTTTGACTTCGGATGCTGTTTATAAGCCCTTGAACTTGAAGCTGACGCTCCGTTAGCTGTTTTGCTTGATTTTGTTTTTCAAGTGTCTTCAATGTAGCTTGTGGGGTATTGGCAAACGGGCCTTTTCTATTTTGAAAGTCAGCAGTTGCATCACTTCGAGTTAAAAAACCCAAGGTAGCCCTTGTTGCACGAGCCAAAAATCCTTGATCCTGCTTGATTCCAATAATCAGCTTTGTCAACATTTGCACGCCATTAACAAGCCCTGGAGCGGCAAACGCAACGCCCAGAAGCTTAAGCTCCTTAAAAGCGTTACTTAAAGCGTCAGTTCCTTCTTTTAACTTGTCTACGTCTTGTAGGCCTAAAGCGCCAAGTTGATCGTTTAACTCCTGAACTGCCAACGCCCCAGCGACAGAATCAAGTCCTAATTCCTGTAAATCACCAATCAAACCTTTAGTCTTGCTGCCTGCTAACGGCAAAACATCGACTAATTGCTGGATGCTCTTGGTTGGGTTTTCAAGCGCTTTGCCAAGCTCAATAGCGGACTGAGTTATCGCGTCAAATGGTTTTCCAAGAACTGATCCAAGAATTCCACCAGCAAAAGAGGCTTGTTGACCGCCAATAGCACCAGCCAACCCACCTCCAAACAGGCCGCCAACAGCAGAAAAGCTAGGACCACCAAAAAGCAATGGAAAACCGCCACCAAGGATTGCTCCTTGAGCAGCATTACTTAAAGCATTTCCTCTAGAAGCCTGCCTGCGTTTTTCAGCCTTTGCCTGTCTTTCAAGGGCTTTAGCCTCTCGTTCAGCCGCCTTTGCATTTTTTTCTCTTACACGGGCTTCTTCTTCTTTCAGTTTCTTGCGAGTCCTGAGGTTTCTAAGCAAATTAGCGCGTCGTTCCAGTTGAGCTTCACGTTCTTCTACGCTTTGCATTCCCAAAAATGCACGCCTTATATTTTCTTCTGCCCTAGCAAGCTTGTTCGCCTCTCGTTCCGCAACAACAGTTGCTTCGACAAAATTCTTAAACGACAGGCTCGCTGTATTACTAGAAGCGGATAACGCCTTGAAAGCAGACGTTAAGTCAGCGACTCCAGCTTGTGTTTTTTTGCCAGAAGATCCGGTTTGTACTAACTTCTTCGCAAGATCATTTAATCTTTTAGTAACCGTACCAATTTGATCAGCTTCCTTTCCTCTTCCGGGCAGCTTTCCTGCTATATCTACTTCTTTCCCAACTTTTTTTAGAGCAGCCTCAAGCTGCCCAACAGTCCTAATTGCTCGACGGAACTTATCTTCACCGCGCAGTTGCAGGTCTAGATTGATTCCAAAACTAGACACGGCGAAGCGGCGACCTCACTTAATCCTACCGCCTAGACATTGTTTGCGCTCTGCTTGACATCTTGGCGTTTTGAACAGCCTTCTCCTCCTGCTCCGTCTTTAACTCAAAAAACGCAGCCCATCCGACCAGCTCTTCTTGCGTCATCGTTTGCGAAAGCTGAGCAACGGTCATGCCCAGCTCCTTCGCTAACGCATAGATAAAAAACCAGTCGCCCTTAGCTTTTGAGGTCTGCTTTCGCTTCCTCCACCTTGTTTTCCGTTCCAGAAGCCAGCATCGCGAGCTGGATCTCTTGCAACACAGCCGCCTCTACAGCGTTCTTCAGCACAGCAACCTCACCGTCCTGAAACAGTCGCTTGCCTTCAGCGTCTAGTGCTTTACGCACCATCATGCTCAGCGCAAAGTCAACGGCGTCGTCAGAGTCAGCGTTTTTCTGGATCGACTCACGCTCGGCAATCGTCAATGGATGCCAGTAGATCTCCAGCACCACCTCGCCGTCTTGCTCAACCTGATGCTTATACAGCTGGCTTACACCAAACTTGTTGCGAAGAAGCTCTGCGGCTCGCATCGAAGATCTGCATTTATTCAATACTATACTATGCAGTTGCAGTAAACCCGCAAGAAATTACACCAACAAAGTGTGAGCGATCTTCAATATCCAATGGCGTAGGACCAACGATGTCGAGCACACGAGGAGAACTGCTAAACGTGTCGGTATAGCCAGGGGCGTTGACTGAAGTCAAGCCATCAATTACAGACTCACTAATTGCTGAAAGCACTGACGTGCCAGCTGATTTCGGCACATACACGTTGCATTGAATGGTGCCTGAGTAATAGTCCTGGGCTGCGCCTTGGTTTTGGAGCGTGGATTGCCCAAAACTGACCGTCATCAAAATGTACTTCTGATCTTTGCCTGGCGTCGTAAACGCAACGTTGTCGTATTTCATCAGCACCGTGGCATCTGCTGCTGCTACAGCATCAGTCACGGCTTTTTCAAAAGCTGCCCTGGCGTTGACTAAGGTCATGACTACAGCTCGCTATAGCCAGTGTAAATCTTGCCAGCTTGTGTGCCAAACGTTCCGATGCCTTGTCTGCTGCCAACAGAAATACGTGGTCTGCGTTCTTTGAAGGCCTCGTCAACCAGTTTTTTCATCTCTGGTCCCTGCACAAACTGCTGAACCTTGCCGCTTTCTAACGCATAAATTGAGTACTCAGCGGTGTTGCCGATGTAAACACGGCGCTTGTAGCTGTAAGCCTTGTCCGGCGGATAAAACCTTGGATCAATCTTGTATTCCTTATTTGTGGGATCTTGGCGTTTCCGTTTTCTAATCCCTGACCACGGAGCGAAGTCTTCAACCTTGTCGTCAGCAACGATTGGAGACGTGTGCGCCTTCCAGCTCGAAGCAAAAAATCCGGTATAAACCGGACTCCGTTTCTTTGTTGCCAAACGACGCATGATCGTGGCGATCAGCCTGTTGTAACTCTGCTGAAGATGCGCTTCAACTTCATTTTCAATCTGCTGTGCAACGCTCTTAGCCATCAGAACCGCACCAGCAGCTGATACAGGTACTCCTGATCACCCTTAAACGTCCGAATATCCGTGATCTGAGCAACGCGGTTAGATCCCGCGTACTTCAGCGTCACCGTGTCTTCAAACGTAGGCTGGTTGTCTCCGATTTGATCAGGAGTGATATACAAACGAGCTTTACGCTCCTCACGCCCTTCTTCCTCTTCAGCATCAACAAACTCAACTGGCACGTCAAACGAGTAAGCCGTATCAGTCGTTGTCAGCGCTCCCGTGCTGGTGTTGTAAGTCGGAGATGCCTTACGGGTGTACGTGATCGTGTGATCAAACGACTTGCCTAGGTCCGCAACAACCTGTTTAGCAACGTTCTTAAACAGACTGTCGAGTTGACCAGCCATCTCAACCCCTCACAACGCGGACAGAATACGAGCCACTGCCGCCCAGACAATAAGCGCCGAGATAAGACTGAAGCCAAGGATAAACGTCGAATACGTTGTTAACAGTTCCAGTAGCCTGACTAGAAGTGTTGTACTCGACTTCCATTTCTCCGAGCTTGACGGATTTGTATAGTCCCGTATCGCCGGTAGTCCCCGTAATCGAGTCCGTGTCATTAGCGAGCGCGTTCGCTAGCTCATAAGTAGCGTATTTAATCTCGTTTGGAATCGCGGAGCAAGCAAGCTCAACACGATCCACGTGATAATTATTGCGGGGCCAGCTCAATGCCTGGCTTTGATCGCAACGATCACCATAAAAATTCAACGTGTCGATCCAGCGCGTGGCTGAGATCAATGCACGATTTTTATTGTCATCAGACTTGTTGTCCCACTGCGTGCTGCTTGGGACGGTTTCAAAATACGCATTGGCTTCTGCCAACGTCACAAAGCTGTTGGCTGTCTCACTCTGGAGCGTGGCGTTGATCGTGGCAGCCATAGCAGCAAAAAGGGAAGGCCCCACCTAATGGTAGGGCCATTTGTCTCGTCAGGATCAGGACTTGAGGCCGTTATCCAGAGGAGTGTTGACGAAGATCTCAACCATAGGAATGAGGTCAATGTCGTAGGTGGCAGACCAGTTGCTGCCGGTACGCAGGTTTGCGTTGGTCGGGTTGTCAGAAGCGGAACCCCACTTAGTACCCATCACGTGATAGGCAGAGTGGTAATCCACAGACAGCACGTCCTGCTTGGACAGCACGTTACGGTCAGCTTCAATCCGAAGATCCTGCTGCACACCCTCAAGGATGGTGCCGGACTTCATCATGTAGCAACGGAACTCCTGACGGTTGCCAGTTGTGGTCGGGTCATTGATGTTGACTTGAGAGTCAACGATGACACGGCAACCAGCAAACTCGCCAACTTCACGAGCACCGACGCCAACACCGCCACCACCCCAAGTCACTGCGCCAGAAGCAGCAAGTGCAGAGGTAGAGAAGGTCAGCAGGCCCACCTGATACAGGTAGTAAGCAACAGACGGGTGAACAATCAGAAGATCCATTTCCTCACCACGCTCACCCAGTTTGGAGCGAGCTTCTGCGACAGTTGCAGCGGTCAGGTAGTTGGCTTCGCCGGTAGAACCAGAACCACCCAGTTGCTTTTCAAGGCGGTGGCCATTGAGAGCAGTGTGGAACAGGCCAGTCAGTTGCTCAAACAGACGAGTGCTGTTCAGCTTGTTAATGGCATCAGCCAGCTGGTTGCGGATGTGAAGCATTGGATCTTCACCAGCAGCCAAGACTGCAATGTCATCCACGGCGTAGGCAAAGCCACGGTGAACGATGGATGCAATCTGGGTTCCAGTGCCGATTTTCTGAGGAGTCAGATAACCAGCGCCACTGGTGCCCCAAGTAGCGGTGCCATCAAAAATCTCTTCTGTAGGAGACACAGGGTTGAACTCAGGAACCTGAATTCGCGTGCCACCTTCACGGGCGTCGAGCAGTGCATTACGCACCACAGCGCCAGATTTGATGAACTGGCTGCGTTCTTTGATTGCCTCAGCCACGTAGGTGCTGAGATTATTCCTTTTTACGATGTCCGCCAGAAGGACACCGCCGGAATAATTCTGAAATGGTGCGGCCATTTCTTATTCAGGGTTAAGGTTTGCGGGGTTTCAAGTCACAGACTTGAAGTGGTGTCCCACAGGGACTATTTACCAGCCTCTCTCTTGAGCACAGCTGCAAGATCAGGGTCGGTAGCTTGCAAGGCCATTTGCCTTGTTAAGTTAATACTACCTTCCAACCAAGGATTAGCGATACCTGCGGCACCAGCAGTTCCTGTAGTTGGCTTAGCGCCCATACCAGCTTGTGCGCTTGGTTTGAAGTGATGCTCAAAACCGGAACCAGGGTTTTTTAGCTTGGCAAGATAAACGTTGATGTCTTCTTCGACGCCACCGTTCAACACCTTGACGCTGCCATCTTCTGCTTTTTTTAGATTGCTCTGAACAAGCTGCAGCATCTGTTCAGCGTTAATTGCACCAGACTGGCTAATCGCTGACAATGCAGACGTTTTCATCGCCGCTGTCTCGTTAGAGGCGCGAAGCTCTTCCAACTGACGTTGCAAGTCAGCAATTTCTTGCTGCTTATCCTGTGCAGTCTTGTTGGCCTCTTCCCAAAGGTCCTTCCACTGCCCTTGATCTTCCAAGGTTTTACGACGTTGATCGTCTTGTTTCTTGTAAACGTCGTCAAGCTTGCCTTTGATGCCTTGAAACTTTTCCTCAGCTTCAGTGGCACGCTGCTGGAGCGTTTGAATTTGCTGCTCGTAAGCAGAAACATCGACAGCAGGAGTTTCAGTCGCAGCCACGGGCTGTTCAGGCGACGCCACAGGCGTTTCCTGGATGACTTGTTCTTCCATTATTAGAAGTGAATTTACTCTTCTACTTTACTAGCCTTTGCTTTTTTGGCGGCAGGTTTTTTAGCGGCAGGCTTTGCAGCGACTTCTGCTTTCTTTTCAGAAGCAGGATCCCAAGAGTCAACAAGTTCCCATTTGTAGGAACCATCTGCTTGCAACACCTTGTCAAGAGACTTGGCCATGCTGTAAAAAGCGATTTAGTCCTACTGTAACTCTGGCGCAGAATCTGGCGACTCAGCAGCTGTTGGCAGGATTTCACCCTGAACCAGCATGTCGCGGAACTCCTCGCGATCAATCACGTTGTCTTCAAACAACTGAGCCATCGCTGCAATGTCTTGGCCAATCAGACGTTGCAAGTCAAAGTCACGGCTGATCTTTACCTCAGGCGGTTCAAGACCCAAGTAATCAGCAGCCATGTCATAAGCCTTTTGCAAGCCAGACTCCAGATCCATTGAGACCATCGACAACATCGAGTTGGTGTCAATACGATCTAAACGACGCGCATCAGCAGATTCAGCAACAAACTTTTGCTGGCTCAGCGTACTAATGCCGAGTGTCGCCATCTGTTGCTGCAGCTCCTGGATCTCAGCCGATTGCGCCTCAAACGCGCTTGCCGCAGGTTCCACGTAATAGACCTTGTTACCCGGCTGGGTCGCCATCGCGTAATTAACGCTGATAGCCATGTCTTTCGTCTGATCGTCCCAACCCTCAAGGACGAGCATCGGTTGCGAAGCGATGTGAAGACTGTGGATAAGATCCGCTTGCCGTTGATAGTGGGCCAAATTGAGATGAGCAATGTCCAGTAGCGGTGGCTTACTGGTCAACGTATCGGTTTTATTTGCATAAACCGTTACCAAGGGGATCTGCCCAAGCGAAAAATCGCCTGACTCAACCAGCTCGTACTGCGCTGTAGCGTCGGATTGATTGAATGCAGAGGGGTATGGGTTCTGCCCTTGCATCTCTTTCTTTTGCTCTTCTTGCCTAAAGACGCGATAACGACCTGGCTCGATGACACGTACTTGGTCATAAACTTTTTCTCCGAACTCGCCGTCAGGAACTACAGCTTTTTCCCCAATCCGAACTTGTGTAAGGTTTCCGTAATTGGTTTCGCGGTCCAGTCGCCAACCGTACACCTGAGTTGGATCCACCTCAATCCAATAGGGCCGACGATTAAGAGCACGCTCCTCTGCAAGACTTCTTGCGTCCGTAGGCGCAGGAAAATCAACCAACGTGTGGCAGTGCCCATACGTCAGGGCACAAATCAAGAGTCGTCGAGCGTACTCATCTAAATCTGAGCCACACCCGTCAACGTCCTTGTTGAAAACATCTGTCCAGTAAGGATCACCCTGGACGCTAATTGGTTTTCGCAGAATCAACCCGGCTGCTGCACGAAGTAACCGCTGTGTATAAGGCGTAAAAACAGAGCGATTAACCCGCGCTAAATACGCGCTGTAGTCCTCACGGGGTTCTAAAGGCAGAAATGCCTCGCAGTTGTCACGTAGATACTCCGTACCGTTTGTAACGGCTTTCATGATCTCCCAGCCCTTCATCTGGTCGATCACGGCCCGTGTTCGCACGAACGGACTATCAACGCTTCCCATGTAGGAAGAGCTGACAAGATGCGTTCTAACGAGACCGGGAACGGAGTAAGTCATGACACCTCAAAGTTGAGTTACTAGCAGCCCCATCGACGACGAGCCGCTTTACCCCGTTCACCTGTCCAGTTACGACTTCGAGCGCAGAAAGAACGCTTACGGGCAGCCTCTTCCTTTGTCTTTGGCTTGCCAGTAACCGGCGGTTTCAAATTAGAACCCGTTTGCCGGTTGTACTTAGCCCGACCTTTAGCGGTCAGGCCAGCACCTTTACTAGCAGGCAGTTTTTCGCCACGCCCAACACTAAGGTTGGGACCACGCTTACGTTTTTTGCGCTCTGCCATCGTTCTAACCCTTATTGAAGGTTAGAAGTGATGGTGCCGCTGGTAACGAAGTTGCAGGTAGCGACAACCAAATCGCCAACAGTAGAGCTGATGTCCATGCTGGTGATAATCCCTGCAAAGCTCACAGCATCAGAACCAGTGGTGGTGCCAGTCGTAAACAGCTCAAACGTGGCATCAGCAGTGTCGTTAGCCGTAACTACATCTTCGATAAACGCTGCTTGACCCGTTGCATCAGGGTCGTAAACCAGCTCAACAGTGCCAGAACCTGAAATCAGACTGCCAACAAATGCACGGAAGGTGTCACCATGATCGGTAACGTCCAACGTGTCTTTGGTGATGTTCAGCGTCCAGCTGCGAGTGCCAACAATGGTTGCGTTGGAAGAACCAGCAGCATCAAACTGGACCGCACCTTGCTCTCCGCGAAGGATGGCCATGATTAGACATAAGAAGGGTCTATACGGTTGATTCTAACCGTTCACAACCCACAAGCCATCTCAAGACTTCTTCTTTTTCGCCTTTCGCCGCCGATGTTGATAAGAAATCTTCTTTGACCCTGTTTTTTCTTTCTTAAAACGAGCCTTTTCTCCTGGGCTCATCTCTTTAGTTGTTTTTGGCGTTTTATCTGACACTCTGCGTGATGGTCGACACGCTGGATACGCTCTGTCTTCACCCTTAGAACGGCCACAAGGCTTCCCGGTCTTTATATCGACCCATTTCTCGTCAAACCATCGGCCAAGACCACCACGGCCTTTACTTTTTGGTTTTGCGGGTTTTCGTGGTTTTTTTCGTTCCGCCACTGGTTGCTTTGCGATAGGTGCCACCACGCTTTTTATATTCGCGCACCAGCCACGCATTTGCATACGCGCTCGGATAAACCGCGAACTTGCGCTTAGCTTCAGCCTTGACTCGGCTGTAAAGCGCCTTGTTTACTGGGACGTTTTCACTTGCCACAGCTGCACCGCATCTTTTTACTGCCCTTCTTCATACCCTTTTTCTTGCCGTTGGGCTTTTTCTTGCCACCAGCTCCGTAATGACCAGGCATGACGCAAAATGCGACGACATACCCAGTCTAACGCCCTAAATGATTGCGGACTAGAACCGGCTCGCGCGCCTGACGCCCCTCACACCTGATCCGCTGCAGGTCACTTGTCCTTCGCCTTTTGGCAAAGTTACCCAACCATTTTAGTAGATGCGGTAGCTCGTTGCTCCCAATGTCTCAGGCTTGGCAAGGTTGAACTGTTGCAGCACCAAATACCCGAAAGCATCAAAAGCGTGGTCCACACCTAGGTTCTTATTTGGCAAACCAGTCCCTGGCGCGTAAGTCAGCGTTCGCAACGACTTAATCAATTCCTTGCAACGCGGATGAATCTTGACCCGTCGCGCTCCAGAAGCATCCATCAAACCAGTGTTGACTGCTGTGATCTTGTCGCGGATCTTCCACGGTGATCTGGGGCTTTGAACCGTAAAACCACTGCGTCTGAGGATTGCGTGGTCCGTTACGCCCACACCGCTTGTCTTCCTGGCACCGCCTGTTGGGTCAGGACAAGCGATAACTCGACGATCCACACCGTATCTACGGGTAACTTCATCAGCAAAATCCCAAGTGGTGGCCCCGCCAGTCAGCATGATCTCGTCAAACACATACAACGTGTCCTGATCCTTGACTGCACAGATGCCAGACATTGGATCCACGTTGAAGTCAACGCCTAGCAGTAGTGGTTGGATCGAAATATCCTTGGCATCCGTTGAAATGTTGTCATCAGAAAAACTGATGGCCACCAAACCAGTCAGGTTCTCGAAGGACGCTTCAAATTCCTGGCGGAACGTGCGCGTATCAAGTTGAGCGCGGGCTGCTTCGACCTCGTGCTTACTGACGTTTCCGCCTTCAATCGTTGTATAGCTCCATCGTTGCCATTCGTTTGTTTCGTCGTCTGGGACATAACACCACAAGTCATAAAACCAGCTAGCTGTACCGTCTGGCGTCGAAATAAACAACGCCCAACCCTCTTTATCCGCTAATGCAGGCCTGATCACCTCAAACCAGACCTCTGAATCCATAAATGCCGCCTCATCAAGCACTACGCCCGACAAACTCCGGCCCCTCAACGCCATTGCGTTCTCAGTACCCTTCAATTCGATCGTTGACCCGTTGATTAGCTCGATTCGTAGGTCTGTTTCGTTCTTGCTGTGAATCCAAACCTTTGGAACCAGCTTTTTTAACGCTCTCCACGCAATATCTTTGGCCATCCGATACGTCGGAGCACAATAAAAAAAGGTCTCGCCGGGACGGTTGAGCGCTCCACGAAGTAGTTCGACGCACGAAAGGTACGATTTGCCGAATCGACGACCGGCAACTAAAACTCGGAAGCGTTTGTCGCTTGAAAAAACTTGGCCCTGTGCCCATCTCAGGCTTACGGGCTCTGCTTTTGTGCTCATGCCTATTACATTACACAGGTTTTCAACCCCTACCCCCCCGTCAGACCGTTCCACAACGCAGCGCAGCAAGTTATTATCCAAAGAAACAGGGTCGAGACAGTAATGCAGCCCGAACTGACAGAAGCTAAGCAAGCCCGCGTTCGACGGCTCTATAAACGTCAGCTTGAAGGACTCTCGTCAACGGCGCTTGTCTACGATCACGCTGAAAAAGAACAGGTCTCAATTCAGACCGCTTGGCGCGATTGGGCAGATGTCAAAAAAATCGTCGATGAAGATTGGAAAGCTGACCGCGAAAACATGCTGGCGCGTCTTCAGCACATGCGTACCAAACTATTTAATCAAGCTCTGAAGAAAGGACAGCTGCAAACCGCAAGCCAAGTGCTCGACTCCATCGGGCGTGTCATCGGTGAATCCGTCGAGACAGTCAACATTCAGGCACCTGAACTAAAAATCTCGATTGAAGATAAGGGCGACTGATCTCCGCGCTCACAACTTCAGACCCCTGCCCCCCACTTAGGGGGCTTTTTTATTACACGAGTGCTGTTGCTCAGATATATGTTTAGGTTCCCCGCCTGTTACATAGTATTACAATAACAGCAACACCACCCCCCATGTGCCCTCTGATGCATTACAATAGTGGTAACAACGAAGGGGAGAGAAGCTGACGAGTCAGCAACTCAAACTTTCAGTTGTACTTATCACCAATGCTGTGATAGGATAGAGACCAAGCAGGGGTGACAGGCCTGCCCGAACCTTGAGTCCGGCACAGCCGGGATAAATAGCCACCACTGAGAGCGATTCAGCCTCAAGCGCAGCCTGCACGGGTTCACCCTGGCAGTGCTGGCAACGTGCGAGACCGACTCAGCGCTTCACAG